TTTCTTTAGGACAGGAGACACCCAAAAGTACACAGCGATACGTGACAGCATTGACCCCATCAAGTTAATCTTTGTCCTGTCAGACCCTAACAAGAAGGTCAGGAAGGGTTCTAAGATTACAATGGGCCAGTGGTGCCAGAAAGAAGGCTTTGAGTTTTACACAGTTGATGAGTATGTGAATCATGTCACTAACAATGGATGAGATAAAGGAGAGAGTGTTGAAGCGGTACGATGCTGATGATATACTAGAGGCATTGGATATATCCGCTGAAGAACTGCTGGACAGGTTTGAGGATAAGTTTATCAACAGGCTAGACCAGTTTGAAGAAGAAACAAATGGGGACGAATGGGATGAGTATTGATAACGCTACTCCAGCGGAGTGGAACAGGATAAACAGGAAGAAAGATTGGGCTTGGATGGATGAGTTAGACAACGCACCTAACGAGCATCCAGTGTTCTCTGAGGAAGCTATGGCTAAGAGCTACGACCCAGTGCACAGACCAGAGCATTACAACAATGGCAGCATGGAGTGCATTGATGCTATCAAAGGTATGCTTACACACGATGAGTACATTGGCTACTTGCGGGGTAACGCTCTGAAGTACCAGTGGCGCTGTAGGTACAAAGGCAAGCCTGTAGAGGACTTACGTAAAGCACGTTGGTACGAAGAACGATTGATTAGTTATCTGCTGGAGCATCCGGGTGACAAGTAAGACAGGAGTACAGGATTATTTAGGTATCCAGATTGACTACGACAGGGATGAAGACCTTAGTGTGTTCTCACTAGAGACACTGAAGGACAGATACTTGTGGGAGGATGAGACACATGCCCAAGAAGCCTTCGCCAGAGCAGCGGTCTATGGTGCAACGTATCAAGGACATACTGACTACAATCTTGCACAGCGACTTTACGACTACGCAAGTAAGAGTTGGTTCGGTTTTAGCACTCCTATACTTAGTAACGGGGGAACCACTCGTGGCCTCCCTATTAGCTGTTTTCTTAATTATGTTCCTGATTCAAGGCGTGGCCTATCTGACCATTATGATGAAAACATATGGTTGGCAAGTGGAGGTGGAGGCTTGGGTGGATATTGGGGTGATGTTAGAAGCAATGGCGTTTCTACTTCTAACGGCAGTCAGTCTACTGGTAGCATCCCTTTTATGCACGTAGTTGACAGTCAAATGCTTGCCTTTAACCAAGGCGTAACACGGAGAGGTTCTTATGCAGCGTATATGGACATCAGCCATCCAGAGGTTGAAGAATTTATCGCTATGCGAAAGACTACTGGTGGTGATCTTAATCGTAAGTGTCTCAACCTTCACAATGGTATTACAATCACAGATGAATTCTTGGCCGCCGTCATGTCTGATGGTCAGTGGCGTTTAGTTGACCCTAAGTCCAAGCAGGCAGTCAAAACTGTATCAGCAAGAGACTTGTGGTGGCAGCTAATACACACTAGAGCAGAGACAGGTGAACCATACATTGTTAACCTAGACCGTTGCAATGAGGCTCTGCCAGAGGAACAGAAGGAGCTAGGGCTAGAGGTACGTCAGAGTAACTTATGCTCTGAGATTACCTTACCGACCAGTGAGAGCCGTACAGCAGTGTGCTGCTTGTCCAGTGTTAACCTAGAATACTTTGATGATTGGAAGGACGATGAACAGTTCATTGATGACCTAGTGACTATGCTGGACAACATCATTGAACACTTTATTGATAACGCCACAGGTGGTAGCCATAGCTATCCCAAGGCTGGCATGAACAGACGGGAGTTTTTAGAAAATGTGGAACCAGATAAAACAGGCTTTGCAAAAGCCGCTTATTCAGCATATAGAGAACGTGCGATTGGTCTTGGAGCGATGGGTTTTCATAGTTACCTTCAACGTAATGGAATCCCTTTTGAAGGAATGTACGCCTCCAGCTTTAACAATAGAGCGTTTAAAGCAATCAAAGACAGAGCTACTATGGCTTCCCGCCGTCTGGCTGGAGACCGTGGGGAGGCTCCTGACATGGCTCGTAGTGGCCTGCGTAATTCCCATCTGCTTGCTATTGCCCCTAACGCTAGTTCTAGTATTATATGTGGTGGAACAAGCCCTTCTATTGAGCCTACAAGGGCTAACGTATTTACGCACAAAACTCTCACAGGCTCGTACAAAGTAAAGAATAAGTATCTGGAGGAACTACTTGAAAGTAAAGGCATCAACACAGAGAAAACGTGGAAAGATATTGCGGCTGCTGAAGGGTCTGTTAAAGACTTGGAGGCACTCACGGAAGAAGAGAAGGACGTATTTAAGACAGCCCCGGAACTTAACCAAATATGGGTTATTGAACATGCGTACCAGAGACAGAAGTACGTCTGCCAAGCACAGTCAGTAAACCTGTTCTTTGAGCCACCACCGGCTACTGCACCACAGGAGATACACGATGAGTATTTGGAGTATGTTAATAGCGTACATTGGACAGGAGCTAACAAACTCAAATCTATGTATTACCTGCGCTCTACAGCAGCTAGAAATACAGAGAATGTTAACGTCAAGATACCAAGAATAAACCTTGAAGACGGAGAGTGTTTAAGCTGTGAAGGATGATGAACACCCAGTGTACAGGGCACAGTTCTACATACAGGAGCTAAAGAAGTACGCTACGTGGCCTGAGTACCTAGCGTACTACAAGGAGCAGGACGATAAGATTATGATGTTCAGCAGCTACTGTATGCAGATGTGGTCTAGCTACATGAATGATAAGATTAAACAGAAGGAGGCACCTTTGAGCTACAAAGAGTACCTAAACAAATACAAAGAACTACTGGAGGAAGGATATAGTGCTAGACCCCAAGATTAGCGCCATGAAGCGCCTGTACAACGCTGAGATAGACGTTTACAAGGCAGAGGTGCAGAACTACCTAGACAATCCTGCGGCTGTAGGCGAGCATGGTAACTTGATTGAGACTATGGACAAGCTGGTGCAGAAGATTGCTGAAGCAGAGGACAAGCTGATTGTACTGGAGACACACTTCAATGAGTAACGTAATTAACCTCATGCCTACACAAGCTACTGCTGATGAGGTACTTGAGGATTGTAAGGGAGACTTTGAGCATGTGTTGGTTATTGGCTGGACTCCACAGGAGCAGCTAACAGCCAAGGCCACAACGTCTATGGATTTAAGAGAGACTATTTACCTACTAGAGGTATTCAAACATGCAGTTATTACAGCGGGGCATGAGATAGATGATTGATGACTTACCTAAGATAGTTGTTAAGGGAATAACAGAGAATGAGGATGGCTCTGCTAACATGGAACTAGACTTAGACAATAAAGCAGTTCAACTATTGCTTGACATAGGTTTGACTAGACTACTTGAAGAACACTTGGAGAACAAAAAGAATGAGCTTACTGGATACTAGAGATTACTACAAACCATTTGACCATCCTTGGATGTTCGACTACTACTCACAACAGAATCAGATGCACTGGTTTCCAGAGGATGTACCTCTGCACAATGATGTCAAAGATTGGCAGACAATGACTGATGAAGAAAAGAATCTACTGACTCAAATCTTCCGTCTGTTTACACAGTCTGATGTAGACGTAGGTGCTGGGTATGTCGATAGGTACATGCGTATCTTCAAGAAGCCTGAAGCACGTATGATGATGTCTAGCTTTGCTAACATGGAGTCTATACACCAACATGCCTACAGCCTGCTACTGGACACTGTAGGGATGCCAGAGGTGGAGTATAAGGCGTTTGCAGAGTATGAGGCTATGGCAGACAAGCATGAGTACATCAACGCTGTGAAGGTCACTAAGGGCGACAAGAAGTCCATTGCTAAGGCACTGGCTATCTACTCAGGTTTTACTGAAGGGCTACAGTTGTTCTCTAGCTTCATCATCCTGCTTAACTTCCCAAGGTTTGGCAAGATGAAGGGCATGGGGCAGATTATTACGTACAGCATACGTGATGAATCCATGCACGTAGAGGCCATGACAAAGCTCTTCAGGGAGTTTATTCAGGAGAACATAGACTTGTGGAC